CTTACTACCGTCTGTTGAATCAAACTGTTCTTGAACCCATGCCCAAATCATTGTATCACCGGCATTGTTTGTTTGGTCATAAAATGTCATTGTGATTGGTTCGTATGTGAGTTTAGTCTGAACCAGGGTTTTATGATTGTATACATTTACTACTTGTGTGTCAGCTGTCCAGCGTGGAAGTTCGCATGTCTTTGCCAAAAATACAGTATCTGTGTCAAATCCATAATCTCCGCCAGTGGTAGTAAACTTTACTTCGAACGCATATTTAAGGTAAGGATGACCATCGCCAAGAGGCGTGTTATCGGGATGTACTTCTGTCCCGTTAAGAATTTTCTTGGTTGCTGTATTTTCGTACTTAAAGTAATTCATATCAATGATAAAGGGCGATTTCTCGCCCTTTATTTCTTTCTCCTAATAAGGGCAAACATTTCTGCTTACTCTTACTTATCACTTTATTAAAGTGAGCTTTTATTAGCCACCTGTAGCCAAGTCGCCGCCGCCGGCTTCACCAGTCATTTGATCTTCGTGTTGAGCATTGTCATACTTGATAGCAATAGTAATGTTTAGTGGGTCACTGGTTGAATAGTTATTTTCGCCATAGTTTACGTTTTGAACGTAGCAACCACCCAGTGTCCAAGTGTCAAGTGTATCTTCACTACCGTCCAAGTTTTCAATAAGCATTTCAAACTTATAACCGCTACCAGATCTTGAAGAGAACTGGTTAGCATGATCCACTTGCCTTTGCAATTGTGAACCAATAGCACGAACTACTTCGTTTGTTACATCATCTTTAACAGTTAATGTGATTGGATCCCATGAGTGCTTACCTGCCAAGTTAATACGTGAGTTATAAACGTCTACTACGACGTCATCATGTGTTAGACTTGGGCGGCCAACACTTACCACCTGGCTTGTTAACTGTAGCGTATCACCATCACCAAAACCAGTGAGTGTGACACGGAAACGATAACTTAGCTTAGGCTGTACCAAGGGGCCGCCGGCCCCACCTGGTACGTTAAATTTACTTAAATCGACTGCCATTTTTCAGTTCTCCTTGTCGTTATTTAGTGTTATTGGCGATCGCGCCAGTGTTTACAACTCGAACTGGAATGTAGATGAATTCAATTGCCTTAACTGGCTCAATTGCGATATCAATGTACAATTCGTTTCTGTCAATTCTTATTGGTGTGTTGTTTGTCTCATCGCAAACTACCAAGAAGTCATAGACAGCACGTTTTGTTACCATGTCAGCCATAAATCCATTGAACACTTTAATTACGCGGTCGCGTGTGATCTTGTCGTTTGGTTCAAAGATGAACGGACGAGCAATAATATCAAACTGCTTACGTAGATATACCAATAAGCGAGCAACGTTAACACGGTCAAGTGCTGAGCTAAATGGATACAATGTTTTTTGTCCCCATGTAAACAAACCTTGTCCTGGGAAATTAACCAATGGGTTAACATTGTCTTGATATAATGTATCACGTTGACCTTGGTTCAATGCCAATGGAACGAATTCGTTTTCAGCATTAACTAAACCTAGGTTACTAACACCACTCAATACGCCACGTGTTAAACCAGCTGGTGCAAACCATGGATAAGCAACTTGGTCATTATAAGCATAGCCACGTAGAACTGCATGACTTGCTGGAACAGCAACATCATTACCGTCCAAGTCTGTAGACAATGCGCTTGGGTAGTAAATTGCGGCATTACCACTGCGTGTTGTTAAACCGTCAATACCGTTGGTACCAGCTTCAGTGCCTAGTGCCCATGTATGAACAGCACTCATCTTGTTTGACAACTTCATTGGAGTGTCAGCAACAACAAATACAGTTTCCTTGCGATCATAACTTAATGTAATCATTTCGTCAATACATTCAACATAACCTGGTGTTGCCACAATGTTAAAGTCTAATGTTTCTGCACGTAAATCTTCGTTGTCAACCAACGCAGATTGTAAACGCTTGACAACCACACGGCGTTGAGCTTTTTCAAACATGTATGGTGCGCCAGCTTTGAAGCCACTGTCAACGTTACCAGATTCTGTTTGCCAGAATTCTTCTGCGGCATTCCACTTCTTAACATTACCAGAACTTACTGCTGAGTTCCATAACAACATGCCATCTGGATAGTACGCTGGATTTGGAACTTGATCGTCCATGGCTGTTGCGCCACCTTCAACACCAGTGGCATCACCTGCTGTTGCTGTCAAGTCAACAAACAAGCAACCGCTTTCAGTTGTTTGGTCTGCATTATCACGTGTTACCCAATCAGTACCATCATAGAACTTGATTACTGGATAATTGGCCATATCGTTTGTATCAATCCATACATCACCATTGCTTGCGCTACTTGGTTCTGTTGTATTAACGTGTGTATTGTTTACTGCTGTCCAGATAGGTGTATCATTGATTGTGGCTTTAACATAAACGTCAACGTTAGTACCGGCGTCATACCATAAACGGCCATCAACAATAGGACCTGTTGGTGCGGCATCACTTGCGCTTGGATCTAAAGTAATCCAGCTTGCGCCATCCCAACGCTTGATTGTGAAACGTGCAATTGTTGGTTCATCAAATTGTAGGTACAAGCTATTTGTAACTACAGCAGAACCAAATTCAGTAATGGCAGTGGCATTATCTTCGTAACCTACCAACATGTCAACCTTGCCGGGACCAACTTTTTGTAGTGTCCAGCTTTCTGTTTTGGCAGTATACTTCTTAATACGTAGATTTAAACCTGCGTTTGGACTTGTTGTCTTTAACCATACATTGCCAGCTACACTTGCATCAGGCACTTGGTAGTGAGGTGCAACTGTAATTGTTTTGCCTGTCAAGGCCGCGGCTGAAACAACTAGCCATACTCCGCCTACTTTCTTATAGTAAGTTCTTGTTGAGCTTGATGCATCAAGGGCATAGTCGCCATTTGCGCCAATGCCTGCACCTGGTGTGCCATCTGTAACTGTAACAGTTTTAGAAACCCACTTGCCGCCTACAGATTCAAATAAACCAAATTGGCTATCATTTGTATCCAACCAGTATTGGTTGTTTGCTGGAGGACCAACAGGGGCTTCTGCTTGTGGCTCTAATTCTTCCATGTTCAAGTCAGCACGTACTAAAATAGCACGGTTGGCAATACCCAGGTAGTAATAAGCGGCAAGCAGGCCGTATTCGTTTAATTCGTGACCGTGTACAGGTGTACCGTCGACTATAGTGAATTTTGGTTCACCATATAGTTGTACCAACTCGCGTTGGCTAGTAACAATTAGGGGTTTTTTAGCAAAAGGTGCTGTAGTATATTGAGCAGATGAACCATCAGGCGATGTCTTGCCTGATCGTGATGCTAAAACAATAACTGGTACTGTACCGTTGCCTGCAGATGCGTATGCGCTTTCATCGATTACCGATACACTTACGCCTGGGGAAACTAACTGAGCCATTATAATATCTCCATTCATTAAGGGATTCTTGCCCTTCTTCAGAGATATTTAGCTCATAACATCGTTTCTGGACCTATTTAGCGGAATACTTGCTTTTAAATTTTACTGGACAACGTTTTTCAATTGATCATACAAGCTGTCAATGCTTCCGTTATTGTTAATAACAGCATCAAACTCTGTTCCAACCCAGGCTGTTTCGCTGGCATGTATGCCCAGGTGCTTGAGTTTTTCTTTAGCAAATATATCACCGTGATTGGCCTTGGCGGCCATGATATGCCAGCTCGGTAACTCTCCACGTTGTACCCAAATTACCTTACCGCCTGCTTGTTTGATAGCTTTAATCTCGTTTGGGAAACGACAATCACTGATAACAATGTTGTCTCGGCTGTTGCGTAAACGTGCTTCTAAACTGGCAATCCAAATGTCGTCATGAAAGCCTTTACGACAAACTTCTGTGCCCCAATATTGTAATACCCAACGTGGGGTTAAATCTGGCATGTCTAATTTTTTAGACCACCATGGGTCAACTTGCTCTCGCCACTCACGTGCTTCTTTGGTACGACCTTCTAACATTTCCCTGTTCCACCCAAATACTGCACCAACTGCATCTTTAAGTGTAGCGGCAAATGAGTCTCTGCGGAACTCGTGGAAGTTAACAAGATAGTCTGCGGCTGTGTCTTTGCCAGAACCAATAAAGCCGCATACGCCAATAATTTGTGTAGTCATGATTTAGTTTAACACAATTACTAAACTAAATCAATAGTAAATTAGCCAAATATAAAACCTAGCGGTGTACCACCATCTTCATATTTCATTAACGCTTCCTCAAGCTTGTCTTTTTCTGCTTGTCCTTGTTGGATCAAGTCGTTACCGTTTAGCTGTACTCCACCCTGAGGACCTGCCAAGCTGGCAAACTTGCTACGTGCTTGGCCTAAACTCATTTTGGCCACTGCAAGAGCATAGTCTCTTAGCCACTGGCCAGCATACACATCTGTAAACAAGCTTTCATCTGGACGATAGTTATAAGTGTGTAGTACTGTACTTTCGTCTGTTTTGACATTACGATGTAAGTTTAAAATCTTAGATGAGTTAGACCATGTAAATGTTACATTGGCGCCGAACATACGGCCTAACATTTCTCGCTGTCCCATGTATAATTCAAATGTGGCAAGACCTTGCCCACGTGCGGCATTCAGCATGTACATGTTCAAGTAACCAGCTTCAAAGGGTTCAAAATTTGTGGCTGTGCTACCTACGCCGCCTGCGCTGTTACGATATACTACCCTGACTTCAATAACTTCATCAGGTAATCTATAATTGCTCTGATCAGGACTTAGTCTCAAAATCATAAAGCTTTCTTCAACAGCTCTGCTACTACGTTGACGATAGTAAGCAATAGCCCTGTCTAGAGACATATCATAATGTTCTTTGTCGAGCTCAATGTCGACCATGCCACCACCAAGATTCAGCTCAATATATTTTATTGCTTTAGCTCGTTGTGTTGTATTTGTGTTTATTTCTGCCATAAGAGTCTCCGGTACTATTTACCGGAGACTGGTAGCAAAACTTACTTAATTGCGCGGAGCAATATGGTTTCTGGTGAAATGCGTCCTTTTAACTTGGTCTCTACAGACTTAATAGTGTCCATGAACTTACGCAGGCCCGGTTTACCTTGTGTCTTGAACTCTGCAAGCTTTTCTGCTGGCTTACGCAAAGTTTTGCATGTACTCTTAAGCTCATCATAGCCTGTAATAGCACTACCCTTGACACCAAGTGTACTGATAGCCATGTCGCCATGCATACTAACAACAAAGCGTCCCAACTTGCGTGTCTTGGTATTGTAAGTCCATAGCTCACTAACGCCCAGGATTTCAGTTGGGCTAATGCTCTTGAGTCCCAACTCTGCAAACTCCTTAAGAAACTTTAGTCCTTTAACTTGGCGCTCAGGTGGTACAGGCTTGCGCTTGGGCTTGGCACGGGTTGCAAGCTTACTTGTCTTGTACGCAACAGAATCGTTAATAATGTTTTCTAAAAACTTTACATAGGCTTTGACTTCTCTCTTGCCCATGTGTTTGTATCCCTCAAGCAATTGAGCATCTTTGCCTTCCAGCAACTCTGTCATTTCATCAACTTTATGTTGAATGATATCTGGAATCTTAGATGAATACTGCACCGCAATATTTTGTGCTGACAAATACTTGTAGACAGAAAACTCTTTGCCAGTTGTCAAGAACTCGTCAATGGCACCTTCAATCTCACCCATTGCTTCAGCAAACTTTTCTGCCAGGCGATCCTGGATTGTTTCTTTCTTTACTTCAGGCTTGGCTTCTACTGCTTCCTCTGGTTCATCATGATCAAATGTACCAGATTTGATGGAGTCGGCAATTGCACCACGCAACCATGCTCCTGTATCTTTGCCACTGTTAAAGCTTTCATGCACTTCCGGCATGCCACGTAGCAAACAAGCGGCAATGGCGCACATTGTACTGTTCAAACGACTGTCTTTGAGTTTACGGAACGTGTTGATTTCATCCTTGGCATAGCCGCTGAGCTCCATCCACTCTACAACTTTTAGGCGCAGGTCCTTTGTTGACGACTCCAAA